TCAGTGAAGCTGTCGTTGGTGCGACAGTTAATCCTGTAACCGCAATTGATCCTGTCTCTCCTGGAGTTTCAAATGCATACTGAGCCAGTTCAACAACTTCCGGATCCAAGTCCATTTCTCCGTCTTGAGACTGTCCTTGCACCTGAATGGACACATCACATTCTGCAAATCCATCAGATGGGAATGAAGGGTTAAATTCTTCGATCAGTACATGCGCAAAGGTTGCATCGTGTTTCCCATTAGCATTAGCGTCAACGTTGACTTCCCACATTTTCAATTTCTTATGATTTTTGCGCGCATCTTTAAGCAGCTTCTGACCATCATCATCTGCAGACATGAAGAACGTCATATCTGCGCTTTCTTCGTCCTGTGCGTATTCAAGAACGCGGCCATTTTTCGTTTGTTCGTCAGCTAGATCACCGGCATAATCGTGTGATCCATCTGTTTGAAATCCAGGAAACAACGCATCAGATCCAACTGGTGCTGATGTATCTTGAAATAAAAAGATGATTTTTTTACCGCTTACTGGCATATTGTTTACCTCCTCATAAAATCCAATAGGTTAGATTTAGAATTCCATGTTTCGTCAAACCGTCAATGTCCGTAATGACTGTTGGACGCTCCGGTTCGAATCGAGCAATAGAAAAGCCACTCCCGATTGAGAGTGGTGTTTTCAGTGCATCGAATATTAAATTAAAAATGTCATAGGTTTCTTTCTTACCTTCATACTTGCTCCACGTGTGTATGGTGTAAACGATATTTTCGCCGATTGATGTCTTGGTATCAAATCCGTTATTTGTCGAAATATCAAGCGTGATGTACGGAAACGCCGTTTTCACCACATTACCACTGGTATCAATTAGTTCCTGTGGCACCATGTCATAGACGCCAGTAACTTTGTTCATGAGAGCAGAGCTTGATGTCAATTTGCTAAACAGTGCTTTCTGCAACTCCAATAGGGCTGTTTTCATAGCATCACCCCAACTTATTCATTTCACTATTGAAATACTTGGATGCAGTCTCAAAACCAGGCGAGAAAAAAGGCTGCGCACGCATACCACGAGTAAATACATAGTGGCCTAGTTTCTCATCAAAGTAGACCCATGGCGTTTTGCGCCCATTTCCTTCTGTCGAATAAATTCCAGTACCATATTCCACATAAATTGCGTAATCAGCGCCTACATCAATTACCGCGGAGAGACCGTCACCGGAATACGATGCGTCAATCGATCTTTTTAGATTGCCACCATCAACTTCTGCAGTCGGCGCTAAAGCAATCATCTGAGAAACCATCATTTCAGCCGTCTTTCTAACAATCTTTTTCACTTCGTTAATATATTGTTTCTCAAATTGCTTGATTGCTAACTCAAATCCCTTGTCGCCGTATGAGATACTCGCCTTAGCCATTCAACTCATCTCCCGTCACTTGGATCAGCATGATTTCATGTTGACCTCCTTGATCAACAGGACGCGTCTTAATGGCAACGGTTGATCCATTTTCTAAGACAACTTGCATAGACGGTAAAATATCTGTCCGATAGGGAAAATAGATTTCTTTTTCAATCGGATTAACTGTCTGCGCAGCTTGTCCATATTCCCGACTAGAAATATCCGTCACAAACGCCGGATAAGGTTCTTCGTCAACATTCACCCAGTCATATGTCCATCCACCGGCGCCATCAGACACGCGATCTTTGCGCTGAAAAACAATGAGATTAGGAAACTCGTTAAATGGATCCATCATGTTCCCCAACTCAGCTTTCTGTATGGCCTAAGATAGCCTGTGACGGTGTCAGGAAGCTCTGTATTGAATGTGTACGACACATTACCCATAGTGCGCCCTTTAAGCCGTACATCAGCCATATTGAACTTGCACGCCTGAGCAATGAACATCATCACACCGGATGGAATATCATCCGGATCAAACGATTTATGGCACTTGTCACATGCTAGGTCAAAATAATAAGGGATTGTCGCAGTCAAATAGGCATCATTTTGCGTTTCTTGTATCATCGCCAGTGGCTTTATTTTGTCCAGTATCGCTTGAATCTGATCTGGCGTCATCGGCTTCACCCACATTCGGTTCGTTAATAGATTCATAGCCAAGCTTCGTTAAAATGGCTTGTTCACGCTTCACATTCGTTTCTAGTGATCCGTCCTTGAATTTGCCAAATTGTTTATTCTTTTCCGGATCCCAAACAATTCCAGTTCCTTTAAATTTCATCAGATCATTCCTCCAATAATCCTGCATTACGCAGTTTTTGCAAAAGTGTATTATGAGACGCTACAAGCGCATTATGATCAGTTACCAAAGTGGCAACATCAACAGCGCTTGAAGTGGCGATGTCAGCTTGTGCAGGCATGACAATTTTCCGCCGAAGTTCCGGCTTAATGCCAAGCATATCATTTAGATCAGGCATGATTATTCCTCCTCAAATAAAAATAAAGGGAGAAAACTCTCCCAATTAAGCAGTGGCAAGTCCAGTAATCGAACCGTGCAGGAATGCAGGGCCATGTGCAAGACCAATCTGACCGAAGAGTTGACCATCTTCAGAAGCGCCGGTTTTTGCCAATTCTTCATAGAAGAAGTTACCCTTCATCGGAACCGGTTGGAAAACAGGTGTAACATCGCTCAGTTCGAAGAAACCGATTTTATCAGCCGGAACCATGCGATCAAGTACAATGCCGATATTGCCAAAGTCCGTTTCAATCTGCTTAATGTTCACGCCGCCAACATTGCGGTCAGTTGGCGCATAGCCGTAGATGTCGGAGATACGTTGTTTCTGAGAACCACCGGTGAAAATAACGAGATTTTGGAAATAGGCGCCGTTGTTGAACATTTCTAGAAGCAGGGATTGAATCTTCGCCTTATCTAGCGCGGCACCTGCAGCATCCAATGTATTGATTGTTGCAGCGAGTTCGAAAATGCCACGTGTTTTGTTCGCTGAGTCAACTGCAGTCGCTTTCTGGTACGTACCGTTAAGGAACGTGAAGTTCACATCACGAGCGATCTTCTCAAGCTTTCTTGCAATCTGAAAGTCATGTTCAGACGGTGCGTTATTCTGCTGCCCTGCTGTGTTGACACCTTGAAGCCGTCCGGTATTCGATTCTTTAACATATGAGCAAGTCACGCGTTCATGAAAGATCTGTGTGACATTTGTCTGTTGCCCGCGGACGATTTCAAGCTGTGCCGGAGCTGTCAAAGATGCTTGTTCTGAGATAGCAGGTTGCGCTGCCGTTGGCAGATCATAGTCCGAAGAGGTTGGAAATTCAAAGTTTGTTGTCTGTTTACCACCGTTGTGCAAACCTCCGATCATCGTCAAGAATGGTGTATTAATTTGAGATGCTGTGAAAAGTTCACCTGCATAGTTAGGCAGGTTCCAAGTGTTTCCGATTTCAGTTACGTTTGCTGGCATGAATTATTCCTCCTTGTTCATCGTGAACATTTTGTTTTTCAGAGATATAGCAAGCGCCGTATCTCCGCTATTAATTGCGTTGTCATAAGCTGTTTGAAGCTGAGCGATTTGTGTAGGTGGATTTTGCTGTCCACCCGGATTGTTCGGTTGTCTTCCGCGTAACGCAGGTGCTTCTCCAAACAAATAGGCATCCGACTCTTTCAGACCGTTCAATTGCTCATCAAGTCCGAGCAGTTTGTCACCGTCCAGTTTGATAGACTCCGTATTAAGTAGAGCCTTAACAGCTTTTGGATTACGCGCCTGTGCGCCCGTCAGAGCCTTTTCAAGTGCATAGTCGAATGTTTGCTTGCTCAACTTATCCGTGTACTCCTGTGCCGTATTCTTGTTCGTTTCCTGCAACTGTGTGATCGTAGCTTGCAGTTCTTCGCTGTCCTTTGCCTTCTTGCTCAATTCTGATAGCTGTTTGTCACGGCCTTTGATTTGTTCCTGCAGTTCCTTAACCTCGTCAATCTTGTCATTCAGCCGGGAACGTGGCACCTTGTCTTTGTCCGCTTCATCTATCGCTTTGAGCACTTCATCAATTGTCTTTTCACCGTTTTTCAATGCTTCTAATAGTTCTTTCATCGCTTATCCTCCGTTTTTAACGTGATCGACACGATAGGATTTTTCCATCATCATTCTTTTACGCCTATGATATGGATAGAAAGGCGAGCAAAATAAAAACGCCTATTCAGCGTCATCTTTATAAGTCCAATATTCCGGATTTCTAATGCCATAACCAGTTATGTTCTTGCCAACTTCAGCATAATAGTCGCGGAATCCATATTTTTTTAATATTCGATAAGCACTTCTTCTTCGCTCGTCTTCCCACTCGATAATCAATTCTTCATTTATTCCAAGTGAGTGAACAACCTCCATAATATACCGAAACGCTAGACATAAACCGTTTATGCTTCCATCTCCGGTAATCTTGCTACGTTTACCTTTTGGTCTTTTATTCCACCACTCATTAGCTTCTTTTCGTGTATTGGATATATAAAGACCGACTGTCCATTGCATGATCAGATCAGATCGCCATCGTTTTAGATAAAGATTCATTAATTGACCGTTTGGAAGTTTTTCACAGATTCGAATATCTGTCTTGCGACGTGTTGTGTTTCTAAGCATAGGATCATTTCCTTTGCATAAAAAATAAGCCTTAACGCAGGCTTAAACGAGATATAAAAGGATCACCAGTCCTCTCTAGGCATATCGCCTTCTATATATCAATAAAACATGCTTTTATCTTTGATTTTTTTGTCCTGTAGACGATTGATTTCTTCAACGATCGAGGACGCGACATGTTTTGAATCGACGCTTATGACTACTTTCAGCGTGCAATCATCTTTTTTCATGCCTTCTTCTAATCCTTTTTTGAAGGCTTTTCCAATTTCATCTACCACGGGTATGAGTGAAATATTACGAATGCCCAATAGCCGAGCAATTGCACGCTTAAAACGTTTCATTTAAATCGCTCCTTTAACCAATTATCATAGTTTGTCCACGGCACTTTCACATTCGGCGCGCTGATTTCCTTCTTTGCCTGCTTCTCAGCCTGTTTAGCGGTCATTCCTTTATCGGCCATAAGCTTGTCCATCCGATCAGCTAGTTTCTGCTGATAGTCGGCGTTCTGATAGTCTCTAGCAATGCGAGTATCTGGCATGATTCCGTCTACTTTGTAAATGACTGTGCATCGGCACCGGCAATCTTCTTTAGCAATACCAAACAGGTGCGGCCCCTTTGCTTTAAATCCATGGATATGAAAATAGCCTTTTTCGTCTGCTTCTTGACCGTCTAACTTCCGATGATCGGATCTTGTATGTGAATCCAGTGTAGCGTTCCATACCTTTTCCATACCGGAATACTTCTCGGCTTGTTCAGCACTGTCCATACGCGCCTTTACTTGCACTCTACCTGTTTCTGTAACAGCAACATTCATCGCCTTGCTACGGCTAAATCCGACCGCATTCTGAATTCGCTTGCTGATCTTGGTGTAATCTTCACCAGCCATAATTCCTTGACTGATTTCAATATCAATCCGGCGAACAATCTCGTCTCGGTGCGTTTGCATGAGTGCAGGCAATGTTAATTTTGCAATTGGATTCTGCACGGCTACTTTGACCGCTTTTGCCGTTGGTATGGAGTAACCCATCAGCTGTTGTGCTGTTACCTCGAATAGATATGCTGATCGAAGATAATTCTCTACGTAGGTGTCTTCCGATAGCTGCGCCAATAAGTCCAATATTCCTTTGTAGTCTCCGGATATTTCCTGTCCGATCAAAGCCATTTCCTTCTGATACCGTCCGTACAGATTCACATCGGTCCAAGTCAGTTCCCCACCTTTGGCATATTTATCATATAGTGCAGATATTCGAGCGAGCAGCCATTTCAGACGTTTAGCAAAGACAACGTCTACCGTCTTCTCTGCTTGTCGCTCCATGTCATCAAGCATCTTGTCTATGTCATGTTGGTTCATTGCCTACACCGCCGTTCTGTGCGGTATTCAGTGGTGGCAGATTAGCAGTATATTCATCTTGTTCTTTCTGGATTTGCTCTTCCTCGGCATCAACATCGGTCACCCAAGGATGATTAGCTAACTGAGTACGTTTACTGATGATTCCCGTACTGTCCTTCGCCATGGTGACTTTCTCAGCATCATTGGTGATCATGGTACGGTTGAATGTCATCGTGATGTCGTCCGGATCATAAGTGCCTTGTCCACTGATGCTCAAGTATTCCGTGAAGAACCAAAAGAACTCGCTCAGAGCCTTCCTGAACTTGCGCTCAGTGTGATTCGCCTTCAAGTCGAGCAATGAGTATAGGAACTTCAATGCAACGCCTGACGGGCTGTTGCCGAAGTTATCCGTCCGCGTGTTCACGCCTTGCCCGAACGTGTAAATAGATTCTTCTAACCGATTCAGATGTTTGTCTGAACTGTCAATTGGTACATCCACCGCTTTAGTATCCATGCCACCTTCGGAATCGACATTGACGGCGCGATAGAAACGCAAGTTTTCCATGAACTCGGATAGGCTCTGCCCTTCGTAACCTTTGAGAATGTAGAGCAACTCTTGTGCGTCCTCAAAGGTGTTGGAAAGGTCACTCACACGCTTGTCGTATTCGTCAATGAGTGCTTTGTAGAAGGTAAGGTCATTAATGCACTCTTCGTTATTCTTGAAGCATACGAACGGTACATGGCCCCATCCATAACCTGTATCATTCAAATAAAAATGGCTGGCAGGATTCTCTTCTTCGGAGAAGTCCATAATCCAGCCATTATCTTGTTTGATGTAATAATAGATTTGTGTAGAGTCATAAATTTCCGCTTTCTCAACATTGTTTCCGTCCTCATCCACTGTGGTGTAGTGATGAATGACGTATTTTAGATTACGTGCAAGTGTGCCATCATAGATTGGGATAATCGTTTCTGCCGGCATGATAACGTATTGAAATTTACCGTTATCATCAATATACGGATGCAGCCACTCTTTTCCTTTATTACTGGCGTTCTTGACTAGTTCGTTCATGGTGTCGTCAAAATCTTCGTTTGCTAAATCTGTTACCAATTCGGCAAGAGTAGCATTGTCGGAACTGAATGTGATCGGCTTGCCAACTAGATACTGTGTTTTCTGATCGACAAGCAGCTTGTGCCAGTTGTGTGGGATCCGGTTATTCGGCTTAATGCCTTCATTATCTGTCACCTTCACGCCGTCTTTATAGTAGGTCTTTGCACGTCTATTGATGTCATTGTCATTGAAGTAGTATTCCACGCCTTTTCGCATGTCTGACGTGTCATACTCGTCAATTAACTTTTGCAACGCTGCGCCGTCAACCGGATCTGTCCGGATATGCTGTGCGCTTGCGTTAATCAGTGCAATTAAATCCTCTGTTTCCGTTGGCTCCCATGGCCATTTCATAGGCTCACCTTCTTCACTTCAAAATTCGGACGCCACCATAGCGCATATCGTCCTCAAGTCCATAGCGCGTGGCATCTATCGTGTGGTTGTCTTTATCAGGAAACTTTGATTTCACTTCTCCGTTTCGATCAACCTCAAGAGCATAGTTCACAAATTCTTTGGCTGCTCTCGGTGACCGTTCGGGATCAATCACGATTTCCTCAAGGTCTTGCAAAAACTTTGTTCCAGTCTCCACCGAACCCGGGCCTTTCTTCGCACCGCGAATTCTCATTCCATATGACTTCAATTCTGCTAATGATTTTGGTTCGGCAGAATCACCAATCGTTGTCACATCATTGTAAGCCTTTGCTTTATCATAAAATTGACGGTTGAACAAGTTTATACCACTGATCTCTTTAAACAGATACAGGCGTCTCCTGCGCCGTTCAAAGTGCATTCGTTCAAAGGCTAGTGGATCGACAGCATAGCCAAAGTCCAACCCCTGCCGGATTTTGTCAAACATCTCAATTTCTTTGTTTGTAATCGTCCTGATTGTGACATTGGTGAATACCTCAAGACCGGTTCCAGTTTCCTCACCAAGATATTCATGACGATATGCCATTTCATTCACCTTTTTAAGGTGTTCAGCTTCTGTGATGAATATTTCCCCGAGCCAATCACGTGGCACCTTCAAATAAGTTGAGTGGTGAACCATTCGCCCGGGCTTACTGATCTTCGTTTCTTGGTTCACCCAAGAGCGCGCACTTTTTGGTGGGTTGAATGAATAAAAAGAGATTCGGTTCCTGTTCTCGCCACGAAAGAGCGATTGCAAGATATTCCGGATCTCTTCCATACCTCCGAATTGGTCAACTTCTTCGAACCAGGCATACTTGATATAGCCACGTCCGAGATTAATAGACTTAATCTTACGTGGATTATCAGCAGCCTTGAACACGATCTTCTGACCAGTCGGGATATAAATGATCTGCATTGGTGAAACTTGAAATTTAAAATAGCCAGCGACGCCTAACTTGTTCGCTGACCATTCAAACTGCCCATATACAGTTTCACGTAATTCATTTTGATAGCGTCGAAATACAACAGCATTGGCTTCCGGATCAGCTATAATTCCAAGCAATATTTCCACGCTGATGAACGAGGACTTGGTGGAACCACGTCCACCTTTGAGCCAGTATTCCGTGTGACGATCATTTTTGAGATCATGATGTAGTCCATAAAACGATGGGGCGATGCAATCAACAAGGCTCATGACTTATCATCCTTTTTAGGTATGTCATCTACAATAGAAACCGTTCCTTCTACTTCTTGGCGATCAGTCCACATAGCATAGTACCGTCCAAGCAACTCTCGCGCTTTATTAGCATCAGATATTTTAGCTGGTATCTCTACAACTTTCGGAACTTCTTCTTCAATCGTCTGCTTTTTACCATCTACCCATTTCGATACGCGTTTTTTTATGGTAACTACAATTGATTCTTTTTCCTCACGCTTTGCCGCCGATGAAAGCAATTTAAGAATTTCTGTTTGCTTCAATATCTTGCTGTCCTCAATAATTTCCATACGATTAGCAATATATTTTTTTACGTTATCATTTGTTAGCAATCTACTTGCGTTTGCTCTTGCGGTTGCGTCCGACTTTATTTTATATCCAGCTTTCGCATAAGCTTCTGACGCGTTACCAATTTCAATATAATAATCAGCAAATGTCTGTTGCTTCATGGTCAGTTTACTCATCCATCATCGCCACCATCTCCTTTTCTGTCAGCCTTCCATCGTCGTTTCCTCACACAACGCAAAAAAGGGCACAGCCCTTCCCGATCCAACCATATGCATCCTTTACAACCTTCATCCGGATCTTTTATCTTCATGCCATGCCCTCCTTTACACGTAATAAAAGGACACCCGAATAGGTGTCCTTGTCCGTTCATATAATTCTCACAATACAATCATAACAGGTTTTTCTTGCCATTAAGGTTCAACATGAGACCGTTAATGGTTCAAAAAAGTGTCATTTTT